AGCTGCACGTTTGTCATCAAGGTTTCTTTTGATTTCTGCAACTTTTTCTCTGTGTGCATCAGCTGCTTCAAAATAAGCATCTATCTCTTCATCAGTTATCGACAAGAAATCGTTGTGTGCAAAGTTGCGTTCATCCATTAACTCTGCAAGTTGTGCTATTTCTTCTTGGGTCATATCTTCCATATCATCGCCAAGTTCTTTGCGTTTTGCATTTTCTAGTTGAATGATTCCCACCAAATCATCTCTTGCATCTTCTTCAAGACCCAACTGATAGGTTTCATTTCTAAGTGCGTTGATGCTGGTTTCCACAGCCGCTGTTGCTTTTCTTTGTACATCAAGACTTGAGCTCAAGAATCTTTCTTGTGCTGATAGTGCATCATTGTTGTCATCTATTGCATCTGTGTTTTTATCTGTTACATCAGTCCATTCACCAGTTGTTTTAATAGCTTGGCCAGTTGCATCAGTGTTGTCTTCTGTGCTGGTGGTGTTTTTATCTATTGCGCCAGTGTTTGATTTTGTATCTCTGGTTAGTTCTTGTATCTGCCTGTCATTGTCTGCTATGGCTGCACTAAAATCAACTGCCTTGTTGGTGTTTTGTGCAACTTGAGCTTCAGCCTTTTCCATCTCTTCTCTGAATACAGTCATTGCATTCAAAGGATCTAATGCGGCTTTACCGATTGCTGTAAAGAACCCTACAACTCGTGTGCCCATGTTTTGGAAACCGTTAACAACACTGTTGATCACACTTTCAACACCTTTTAAGAAAAAGTTTTCAAAGTTGAGATATGCTCGTTGTCCTGCATCCCAAATACCAATAAATGTATCTTTGATACTATCAAAGTTTGTTATGATTGCTGTTGCAGCCAAGGCGATTGCAGTTGCTATGAGTCCTATTGGGTTTGCAGCGATTGCAACATTCAATGCCAACACCGCTGCTCTAACGCCTCCAAGACTTGTTACAATAGCAGTCATTTTTGCCACTGCAAATGCCGCAATAAAGGATGTAACAAATGTCACCGCAGTGTCAAGGTTGTTTGCAAGCAATAAGATGCCTTGGGCAATAGCGTTGAATACCGGAGTTGCTTCTGTGCCTAATGCCAAGAAGTTGTTTTTCATAACAGTGATTGCACCACCGATGGTAACACTCATTTGATCTACTTTTGAAGCAGTTTCAGCAGCGCCACCACCTAGTGCATTGATTAGAATATCACCTGTGATTTCACCGTCTTGTGCAAGTTCTCTAACTTGACCTACTGCTACACCCAACTCTTCTGCCAACAACGGAAGTATTTCACCAGCCGTTGCTTCAATCACACTGTTGAGTTCGTCACCACGTAGTGTACCTGAGCCCAATGCTTGTGCAAACTGTGTGATTGCACCTGCGGCAGTGCCTGCATCTGCACCTGCTAATCTCAATAGGTTTGTAAATGATTCTGTAACAGTGTTGACTTGTGCTTGATCTAATCCATACTGTTCTGCACTTCTTGCAACTTTTTGATACAATCCGGCAACAGCATCAAGCGGCTGAAATGTTCTGTTTGCAATGTCCAACACCGCTTGAAAGTTTTCGGCTGTGCTACCCAACTCTGGATTGATCAATGCCAATCTGTTTTGAATGTTTTGTACACTATCACCAAATCTAAGGAAGGCATCAACACTGACTGCTGCCGCAACTGCTGCAACTGCCTTGCCCATTCCTACAAATGCTGTGTTTGCTCTACCGGCACTTTTTCCAGCCTTGTCAGTTTGTGCAACGACATTACTTAGACCACCTCTTGTTTGATCCACTATCTTTACAATAATATTAGCGTCTGCCATGTTTTGCCTTCCTCTGTTGTTCTTTTCTTTGTTTGCTTTCGAGTGAGTAGTATGCTACCCACAACTTAAACTCCAAAGTGCTCATTTCAAGCGTGGTTTCTAAAGTTTGACCCAGTTCTTTGCTTAAAAAAAGCATGAAATGCAGATCTGGATCACTCTTTAGTTTTTTTCAAGCTCCTCCATTGGTGGTAGTGCGCCGCCGTTTATTTGTTCTGCGACACGCAACACCACTCTTGGATCGACTTCATTTAACAATGCAGTCTTGTCGTGTTTTTTAAACATCAATGTTCCGTCTGCATGACGTGCTTTATTGATGATGGTTACAACCATTGCTTCAACTGTTTTGTTTTGTCTTGCCAACTCAATCACTTGACTTTCTTGTGCTAGAGTTGTTATTGTTCTGTGATGGATAGTTGTATCCCACTCAGGGACTTCAAAACTAGCCATTTCTTTAATACTATTCTGGTAATGTTTTGTAGCATTGCCCAAAACATTGATATTTTTATCTTGTTCGCTCATGATCAATATTTCCTTTTGTTGCTCTTATCGATTGTAGTTGTTAGGGCTTGCTTTACAAACCCGTTGGGTGCTTGACGTGAATAGCCTGTTTCGAGTTTGCCAATATAGTTGACATCATTTCTGATCTCATTGGTTCTCTTTTGCCATCCACGTCTTGCTTTACCTGTAAGAATAGGTGTTCTAGGTACCACTGATGATTTGTAGTCATCCTTGAGAGCAGACTTTTCCTGCTCAACAATGTCAGACAACCATCTTCTTATGTTTGTTCCAGATGTTCTAACCACCAGTGGCATTTTTACCCCTTAGATACTTGCAGTAGTGATTGCGCCAGTTCCTTGGAACGACACACTTGCTTCTGTCAAGCCATCGTAACTTGCAGTTACACTGTAACCTGTGATGATTACATCGCCTGCAAACTTTGTTGCGTCAACAGTTGAATCACTGTAGAATTCTACACTTACTGTATCATCTGTATCTGGATTCAATGCTGTAGATACGATTGCATCTTCACTGTCGTCATATACAACGTCCATTGAACCTGAATATGATTGTAGTCCTTTTTTGTAGGTTCTTACACCTGCACTTGACATGCTGGTGTTTTCCACCGTATCACGTGTGATATCCATACTCCATCCACGTACACTTGCAATAGCTGTTAATGCGTCCGACCCTGATTTAACTTTAACGGTGCCGGCACTTCCTTCATATGATGCCATGATTATTCTCCTTCTTCATTTGCGATCATTGATTCTTCCGAATCTGCCCAATCTTCACCGGAATCGATGTCCCAGTCCTCGCCTTGATCAGCGACGGGCTTTACTTCAGCAGCAGCTTCGATTTTTGCTGCTGGTTTTGTCTTTTTTGATTTTGCGATTGTCCAACCGCGATCAAGAAAGTTCTGTAGGTATCTCTCTTTTACACTTTGAGTTTCACCATTTTTTTCAATATCTATTTTCATTATTCTACTCCTTTGCGATATCTATATCTCACTTGCACAGTGATTATTACCTCTGCTAATGGAGGAAGTCTGTCTACCACTTCAACGGTTGCCACCATTGTTGTCACGCCTGGATTGTTTGTGCCCCTGCGTCTATCTGTTTCTAAACCTTCAGAGATTGCTTCAATCAAATCATTTTTTTGACGATCTATTTCTGCTGCTCCACGTACAAAACATCTGAGTGTGTATTCTATTGTGCCACTGCGGAAACTCATATCAAAGTCATCACGCTCTTCGTTGCCACTGTTCACCATAACTGCAGGAAACTGTGTAATCGCCAGCTTCTCTACATCAAACGGTTCTCTTGTTACAAGTACCGGTCTTGGATCTGTTATTTCTTTGATGGTTTTTACGATATTGTCTGCAATATCATTTCTTAGACTCACCTGTTATCTCCTCAAACGGCCAAAGTAGTTGGACTCTTTTTCAAAGTCTGCGTATTCACCATCATCATTAATATCATAATGAATACCATCTTTGATACAATCGTCTATTTCTTCTCTCCATAGGTTTCTATAGTGTTCCATTTGCATTTGAAACACATCCATTTCTGGTTCAAACTTGCTTAGTCTTGGAAAGATATAATAGGCTAGAGTTCTGTACACATGAGCACGTTTTAGCTGATCAGCGTCCAGTTTATCTTCATCCATTTCTACATTGGTACCGATGACAGTGATGTCAAACTTACCTATCTGTTGGGTTGGAAACCATTCGATGCGTAGATGTCTTAATACATCTTGTCTGCCTTTTTCCAAGGCGTCATCCCACTCGAATATTCCGAAATCTTGTATATTGGGCTCGTATTCTAATACGTCCGCTATTGTTGCAATCGTTAAAGCCATTAGGGCCTCCTCTAGTCCTACTATAGGGTGACAAAGTCCTTCTCTGTCAAACTATTTAGTTGATAAAGAAAAAGGGCCCCCTAAAGAGCCCTTTTTTTATAGTTTTATGATTTAGTCTATGGTTGCATCAGTGATGATTTGTACACCGTGTAGGTCTTGTAGTTCACCTACGGCGTATGTCATACTTGCAACTATTTCGGTCGCACGTAACGAAGCATCGCGCTGCGTTTCGATTGTTAAATCTTTTTTCAGTGCAAACGCCAATGCGTCTGAGTGCATAACTGCACCAACAAATGCACCTGCTGAGTCACCAGTTACAACTGCTGATTCATAGATGTCAACACCAGCGAGCGATCCGATGAAGCCTGCGTCTAACACACGGTTGCCCAAGTCACTTAGGTTGTGGCTCATTGCGGCTGCGCCTGCGTTTGTCAACTGCTTTTTCAAGTTGTATGTTTGATTTGGGTGGAATACACCTACATAGTTTCCAACTACTGAGTTTGAACGTAGATTTGCAACTGCTTGGAAGATCAAATCAGCTGTTAGTTCTGGCTGTGTTGCTGCACCGATTGTTGTAGAGAAGCCTGTAAATAGTGCCGAAATATCAGTGTCTACTTTGCGGGCTAAACTTTCACCCAACACACGACCAATGCTTGCTGCTGTGTCGTCCATTGCACTGTCACGTGCTGTGTCAGTTAGTGTTGCCATGATTGCAACTTCATCAGCGTCAAATAGTTTTTCTACTGCTGTGATAGTTGTTGCTGTTGAAACGTCTGTGTTTTCACCAGTTGTCCAGCCACTCGAAATAGCAGGATAGATACCTACTTTTGCTTGCTTGCCTGGTTGACCTACTAGGTTGAAGTTGCGAACTAGTGGGCGCATAAATGCTTGCTCTTGCATTGTGAAGAGGGCAGTTTGTTGAATGTCGCTAAACAGTGCGTCCAGCGTGGTTGATGTTGTATTGGCCATTGATATTCTCCTTTAAATCTTAATGCCTTTGTTTTTCATATATTCCCTGTAAATCTTGCGATCTTCAGGGTTATTCATATTAAGTTGATTTGGATCAATGTTCCCCATGCCTTTTCGACTTCCACTTTCCGATGTTGCATTGCCTGTACCAGATCCTGCTGGACCTGAGCTAACAAAGTGTGGGTTGTCTCGTAAAAAACTTCCAACTAAATCATTAACTGTCATTGGCATACCGTCATCGGTGTATCTGACATTTCCATTGCTATCTGTAACTTCAGCTTCACCGGTTTCACCCAGTCTCACTTGATTACGCAATAACGCTGAAACCTGTTGTGCATTGATGGCTCTATTGCCACTTGCAGCACTCAGTAGGCTACCGTCAACTTTGATTTCTGTGAGCTGGCGTTGCAGTTCGTTGTACTGTTGATCTTTTTTTGCAACTGTTTCTTTTAAAATAGCTTCAAACTCGCCACGCTGCTTTTGTGCCTCTAAGCGATCTGCTTCTTCTTTTTCAGTCAGTTGACGATAACGATCAACGTCTACATCACCATATTTTTTATCCAATCGCTTGCGTTCACGATCCAATCTCTCACGTACAATCTTGTCAACGTCATCTTGGGAAAACGTCTTGTCCGTCGTCTCTGCCTGGGTTGGTTCTGAAACTGATGTTTCAAAGGGCTCGCCAGTTGCCCCTGTTTCTTGTTCTTGTTCGCTCATTATATCCTCCTGTTAATGGTCGAAGTCACCGAAATCCTCTTACGAGTTATTCGCAAAGTTATTTATGCGTTTAAACGCAAGACGGGGTTATTTCCCGCCTCTACGCTTGGTTTTGCGTTTTTTCTTCTTCATTGCCATTGTGGTGCCCTCCCCTTATCTTACATGTTCATCAACATCACTACTACAACTGACAAAATACTTGCGCACACTGTGCCAGCTGCACCAACGATTACTTTGGTGATATGATTTTGACTTGAGGTCATTTGTTCTTTGATGTCGTCAAGTTTTATTTCAACTTTTTCAAGGCGCTTTTCCAAGTTTGCGTAACTTTGCTCTACCAGTGCCATTCTAGTTTCCCATTCCATTTTATATCAACCCCAAGTCTTTTCTTTCTTGCGTTATTTCGTTTCTACGCTGTTTGGTTAGCTTGTGTAAATCTAATAGCGCATTTCTTGCTCTAATACTTGCCTCAAAGTTTGCCTTTTTGTTCCACTTTTCTATTTCAGTGATGTATATTTTAAATCGATCTATAATCTCGTGATGTATTTCAGAGTCTTCTAGAATAAAAAGAAACTCTCTTTCCATTTCATCATATTCTGGAATCTTTATTATCATTCAACATCGCCTACGATTGGTTGAAAACCTTGTGTGCCAAACATTTGTTCTAGTTCAG